TTCTTCAATTTGTTTTTCTTTTTCGATATTGAAAAATAAAATTACTTCACAAGTTCCATTAATAAATGTATTAGGAATTAAATCTTTTTTCAATTCTCTAAGAGTAGAACCGAAAATTGCAAAATATAAAGACTCCATTAAAGCTGATTTACCCAATCCATTTTGTCTATCTGCTTTATCTCTGTTAACTCCAGTTACAATATGTAATCCTTTTTTAAATTCCATTTCAACAGGTTCATTCCCAAAAGAAAGGAAATTTTTAATACTGATTTTTTTAAAGTTTACTTTTTTCATTTTGTTAATTTTTTATAAAGTTCAATTGTATATTCAATTAAATCTTTCTTATTATTGACATCCATCATATCAATAAATTCAATAATAGCTTGCTGCATATCAATTCCAGAAAAATCTCTTTTTTCTTCTTCTAAATCGTATTCATTAAAATTAGTTTGATGCTCTACACTTAATTGAAATGGGTTTAATGATTTAAAAAATGATAATAAAAATTCTAAATCATCTGGCGAAACTCTTCTATCAAGTTTTACTTTGACAAAATTATTTTCAAACATATTCTTTACATTTTCTGTAATCGTTTTTTTAGAAATTAATGTTGATAACAATATATTTGTATGCTTAGGTGAAAAATCATTTTGTATATATTCTAAATTATTATTTTTTAAATCCAAAATATAGAAACCCTTTTCAGTTCCTGCATCATTAAAATCCATTTGGAATGGATTACCAACATATAAAATTTTTCCTAAAGAATACTCTCTATAATCTCTTAAATGAAAATGTCCCGAGATAATCAAAGAAGATTTCTGTAATAAGTCTTCCGCTAAGAAGCCATCATCACAAAGAGCAAATGTATTCATCTTGAAAAGATTAATTTCAAAGTGCCCAAAAGTAATATCAGCTTTTGGGATTTGATCTAATTTAATACCCCAAGGAATGAAATTTATTTCTTTTCCAAACGAAGAAATAGTTAATGGCTTATCAACTATTGTAATATTAGACCAATTAGAATATGGAGATATAGAATTTACTTCTGAAGAATCTTTTAAGAAACAATCGTGATTACCCACTAGCATTAGTAGATTGAAGTCTTTAAACAATTCTAATAATTTAGATCCAAAATGCAAAGTATCAACGGATACTTCATCTCTAGTATGGAAGTAATCTCCACAAAAAACTATATCAGTAATGTCTCTTTTCTTTAACTCGGAAATATACCATTCAGCCCATTTCCAAGAAACTTCATGCCAAAATTTGGAATTTTGATGTACGCCAATATGGATATCTGAAAAAATAGCTATCCGAGAACTCTTAAACATCCTTCCATTTTACCCGTTTCTTTTACGGAATCAATCAGAAAATGGATCTTCTTCTGTCGAATCTAAAATAGGTTTAACATAAATATGTCCTTCAGATAAGGACATCATTTCCTCATATTTTCTTTCCCTAAATTCCGAAATGGTATCGTGATGCTTCTTTTCTTTTTTAATTCTATTAATAAAAGCATGAAATGCTATTGTTGTAAAATAGCCAAATGGTGATGATTCGGATTTAACATCAAATTTTTTCCTTTTTAAAGCACTAAACATCTTAATAAGAGCATCTCCTATCATGTCTTCTTTATAAGAATAATTAATAAACTTAGGATTATATCCTAAACCTTCAGCTATTTTATTTAAACAATCTCCCAAAAAATCAGTACATATTCCAGTAGAATAATATGTAGTAATTTCTTGTTTAAATAAAGATGGATCTACATAAAAAGCTTCTTTATTCCTAACTTCTTTTTCTATCGGAACAATTTTTTCTATCATTAATAGTATTATATATTATTAGATAATATTTTCAACTATTTTTCTTCTATTTGATAATCTGAGAAATTTATTTTTTCTTCTTTATAAATTTGTTTACGTTTTACTGAATGTTCAAAGCCATATTCTAGATTATCAGCAATATCTATGATCGTTAATTCTTGTTTATCTTCATGTAAACGCAATCCTCTTCCAATACTTTGAACTGTTCTAATAAAACTTTTACCGCCAGCAGCAAAAATAATCATATGTATATTTTTTATATTAACCCCAGTAGAAAAAATAGCACTAACAGCAATACAAACCACATTATTTTCTTTCTCCATTATCTGTTTAACTTTATCTCTTTCTTCTACATCTACTTCTCCTCTTATAAAGAAAACTCGTTTATTCATTAAATTAGAAGATAATAAATCAAATAAATGTTGTCCATGATCAATATTATTAATAAGTATCAAAATATTATTATTAAAATTATTACATGTTATTTGAATAACTTTATTTCTAAATTTATTATAAGAAATAAATATTAATTCATTTCTATAATTTTCTGTAGGATTATCACTATTTAATACTCTTACAGGTTTATCTTTATAACTTAAATTTAAAATTTTAACATGTGCGGTTGTTAAAAATTTTTCTTCTCTTAACTCATATGAAGATTTTTTAATTAAAACTGGTCCAATTTTGCCGATAACATTCCATTTATTTAAATTATCATCAGGTAAAGTTCCCGTAAAACCAAATTTATTTGGTGTTTTAATCTTTTCTAATAGTTTCGATGATTTGTTTCCTTTTCCCATTTTGTGGGCTTCATCCACAATTAATAAATTAACGTCTTTAATCCATTTATTGTCATCAAATTTGCTCCTTAAAATATCTATATTAGCAATAATAATATTAGCATCTAAATCTGGCTTAATAGTACCAGTCCAACGTGTGCAACTAAAACTAACATTGTATTCTAAAAAATCTTTATATGTTTGATTAACCAAAGTTAAATCAGGAACAATTACTAAACATTTAAATTCTTTTAATTGTTTCGAATATAAATAAAAATTATCTATTAAAGTTGCAATAGTGAGTGTTTTTCCTGCTCCAGTTCCCAAAACATTAACACCTCTTCCCAAAGATAAACATTTATTTACAGCTTCTTCTTGATAATCTCTTAATTCCAAACTCAATCTTTTTATTAAGGGTTTATCTAATTTAGGATTTATTTGTTTTTGGGCTTGTTCCGTAACATTAAAAACTACATTTTTATGTTTTTCCTTTAAAAAAATTTGTATCTCATCTATCAATCCGATATCAAAATAACCATTAGGAGCTATCGTATATAATCTTTTAGGAACAAAGAACCCCCTATTAAATCGTGCGGCAGGATTTTCGACAGAAAAATGTTCTCTTATTTCCGAAAAATAATCTCCAGAAATAATACCCTTATTTTTTGTACTATCGAAATCTACATTAACCATTACATCTGCTCTAATTTAATATTTTCTATTGCATTTTTTATATCTTCTGTAAGCTTTGAAAAAATCCAACCAACATCTTCTAAATATTTAATTAAATGTTCATTTTCTTTTATCTTTTTATTTATATCTTCAAATTCTGGAGTATCTTCTAAAGATTTTTCTAAATTAACTTTAGATAATTTTATTGGAGAAGCTTCTTCGGCTTTTTTAAGTAATGTTTTAATAAGTTTATTCTTATTTGTTTTTAATTCTTCTAGTTCTAATCTATGATCATTTAAACGTGCAACCCAAAAATGCTTTTTAGATGCAACCAACATCGAATATTCTTTAATGTTGAAAGCATCAAATTTTAAATCTTCCATTATTTGCTTTTTATAAGAAATGTAAAGATCCATAAATTAAATTAATTATATCATAAAACAAAATATATTCAATAAATAATTTTATGAAAAACTTTGATAAATTGGTTCAAAATATATTAGAATCAATGACTTCTTCTGGAGCTACATTTGGACCTTCAGTTGCAAGTAATCCAGTTAGAGGTGACGTAAATCAATTAGAAACATCAGATTCGGGAGCATTTAAAAATACTCCTGTGGGTTTATATGGAATAGAAGATTCGAAAAAAATAAAAAAACCAAAAATTCAAAGACGAAAATTATCTAAAGCATAATTTTCTTTTAATGCTTTCGGTACACTGTTTATCCTAACATGTATAATTCCATTATATGTGTCATCTCTGAACAATACTTTATTTTCTAATTGAGTTACCAATTCTTCATATTTTAATTGCCATTTGCATGTACATAACTTTAATATTGTTCTTTTAAAATTTTCTTTTCCATGAAGAATAACATCTTTTTTTAATTCTTCACTGCTTCCATAATAATTTTTCCAATCCGATTCAGATTCTTTTCTTCTTTTTCTTTTTTTTCCTTTTAATGGTGGTAACTTCACATTTTTTTTAAATTGCTTACAACCCCAATAATATTTCTTTTCTCCTTGACATGCATTAATTCTCTCTATACAATAGACAAATCCAAACCATTTATCTATATTTTCTGGAATATTTTCCCAATCCATAAAATTTAGTTATCAAAAAAATAAAATAATTCAATTTTTTTCTTGACACTTAATTTTTGTAAG